TCCACACATCATAAACCAACCCTTGAGCCGGATTCATAAATATGTCAACATTCTTAACATTTATAACTAATTTATCACTATTAACAGGATAATATGCGTTGAAGTTACCGTCAAAATTAGATCTTAACCCTGTTTGGGTGTCCGTCCAACTTTTTTTATTATCAACTACTCTACGTAATTTATATCCCAAATTCATATAAGGGAAAGTTCTATATCTTTGTAGATATTCCTCACCATAATTAAATGGTAATAATGTAGTTTGGTAATTAGGGTTAGCACCTGTAAATACACTATTTGTGGTATCTACTTGTTCTGGCATCCTATGTTGTGGTGTGGATTCAAACCATCCTCCCCCAATTTGGAAGTAGTAAGAATCACTTACTGTCGGCATCATAGGATATCCAAATTCATCAATAGGGTAATCCTCAGGATTTACAATAGCGTCGGTTATAACACTAGTTGTTGTGAACCCTGTAAATTGTTGACCTTGTATATAGTATATGTCCGTAGTATCTAATATCGGTAATTGTTGAGTGTACGTACCACCTGATAAATTAGCGTACTGTCCCTTGAAATCTTCAATGTTTATTTTTTGATCGGCAATGTATATATACTCATTAAATTCAATTAAAGCCTCAGGTGCTCCAATCAATCTTAACAATATTTCAATAGATTTTCTAGTCCCTTTAGATTTAAAAAGATACGCCGAATTTAAAATTAAATTTCTATAGTATTGGTAATTAAGTTCCTCAGGTGTCATACCAACTGACAAACCACTAAATTCATTAGTACCAGTACTAAATACAGAATCCAATAGTTGGTCATTTGTGATTGGTGAAATGTTTGTATCCCAACCTAATGTTTGTGCTAAATTTTTTAATAATTGTGATGGAATATCGTTTTTAATATTGTAGTTAACATTATTCATGTTCGATAAAGCCGAAATAAACTTTTTGGTTTCATCAAAACTTCTACCATATATTTGTAAAACCTTTTCAATTTTTTGATCTGGTGTGTCAAATTCTTTAATTGCACCTGTTGTTAAAAAACGAGAAATCAAATTTGTACGATATAAATCTAAATTAAACGCAAAGTCATTCAAAGTCACAAGGTAATTATCAAAAGCCAAAGATGTTATATCTAAATTCCATTGACCATTTTTAGGGAATGTTATTGCCTGAGTTGTTAAATTAATCGTACCGTCTTCATTTTCTACAGGTACTGTAAATGTAGATGTGTATATTGGAGTAATAGATCTGTTTAATAGAAATTGTTCAACCTCATCCATAGACTCGTTGAAGGTTTTATTAACATACATATCATTAGGTCTAATGATTAATGTGTTATATGATATGTTATTTCCCGAAAACGGGTTACCCTTTACTACAAAATTTAAAGTTGTTGACGTGTTATTTGATGGGCTATAAAAAACCACAGGATATTCATTATCATTTGTAAATAATGAATATTTTGCGTAATTTACAGTAAAATTTCTTAATCGAGAAACTTCAATTTCAAGTAACTCAAAATTTCTATTTGCATTTGAACTATAGTCAATATCAAACGGGTTTCTTATTGATCCTATATAAACATCAAACGTGGTTTCATTTTCAACAGAATCATACTGAATGTTAAACGCCGTTTCTGCGGTACTATAATTAGGTAATGTCGCACTGATATCTAAACCCGCTGGAAAAAAATTAATTATATGTGAAATTGATGTAGAAATTCTTTTTACTAATGACCCATACAATGTAAAGTTAGTTACTTGGGATAAATCAAAATTAGGGTAAACTTTAAAATTATTTGATTGGATAATTCTAGATTCAATAACACTTTCAATATTCATACTATCCAATGAAATTGGAGATGAGAATGCACCTATATTAAAATTTCTGTCTTGTTTTTCAGTAATTGACGTAGTAAATTCAAAATTCGCCTGAGTAAATCCTCCCCCATCAACAAGTTGTAAACCAACTAAATTGTCAGAGAATGTTCCTTGACCGCTTGGAGACTGAGGTGGACACGTATATTTTTTTACTGCCATTTTTACACTATATTGTTAAAACTTTTACTAAAATCAATGTTATTATTTCTATCTTGTCTAACCTCATATAATAATTCGTTAAACTGATCACGAACTTCAAATAAATTGTATTGTTTGTAAATGTTATTAGCACTATCGTAGATTGTATAGATACCGTCATCAATAGATTTGGTTTGATTACCATAAAGTGCAATCGCTAATGTTGATATATCGTGTTCAACAATTTCAATTTCCGTAGTTATCGGATTAAAAAATGTATTTGTTATTATAATATTCTGATTAGGTTGACCAATGAATGGTGTCGCACTTGGTTTATTAGTTGGAGAAGAGGATGGTGAAAGTGTACAAAAAAGTAAGTTTGATGTACTTTCAACATATCTATATCTAATTGCCTTTTGTGATGTGTTTGTCAAATTTTGGACAATTGGTTCACAATAAAATGATGATGTTATAATTCTAAAAAAATTAGGTATTTTGGTTCCATCTGAATTTAAGTATTCAACTCTAAACCCAATTAAACCTTGATTAACAAACTTATTTCTATATTGAGACGGTACATTATTTAAATCAACAACAATACCTTTAACATTAGGTAATGAAGATAGGACTCCACAATCTGTTATTTTAGTTCTAATCTCAGCAGGTCTAATATAAAGAGTATAGATACCCAATTTATTGAATCTGTCGGCAGGTAATTTTAAATTATATAACCCCCCTAATATCTCAACACTAGCGTTACCACCAGTTGCTGAATTATGAAAATATGGTCGTAAAATAGATTTAGCGTCTAATTTAGATAAAACAAAGTTATCTGTAACATCCCTTGATGGCGTATAATTCAAGATGATCTCTACATCATCAGGACTAACGTCCGCACTTCTTATTGTTCCGTAATTACCTGTAGCCACAAGAATTTAATTTATATTTAGTTTATTTTCCTTACTTAATAAATACTTAACTAAGGTCTTTTTTGACATTAAAAAATCCATACCCATATTTTTCTAAGTCCCCAACATTATCAACTTCACCAATCCTTTCAATGTATTCTAACGCAGAGTTTTTACCTCTCTCAACAAAGACATTGGTTTGGACCTCAGGTTGATCAATAACATTTATTAATGCCTCATTTTTAGTTAAACCTGTCATTATTATATTATCTTGGGTAAAACCAGATGAATATACCATAAAAATGGTAAAATTTTCATAATCAAAATAATCAATCTGATTTATTGTATATGCGGTATATAACCCATCTGGGTCAGGTCCCCATACAGTACCAACACTACCTGTGGTTCCTGTAACTTGTATACCTATTTTAAATTTACCACCATAAAGACTACTTATAGGTCCATATTGTGCTAAATCATTTATCGTTGATTCGGTATTACCCGAAACTAAAAATGGTATAGTCGTATAATTGTAACTGAAGAAATCATTAATGTCTGTATTTGAATCCCCACTAAAAATATAATCATAATTAAATGAGGTTCCCGTCCAATTACCACCTGCAGGTGTAAATGTGGCAGTACCATTAGGATTTGTAATTATCACATCATCAAATGGGATTGTAATTGTTTTTGTTATCTTTGAAATTCCCCATGGCGACGTTGCGGTCATAGTGATTTGATATTCACTGTTAGATGTTGGGTAAGTATGAGATAACGGAGATGTTCCCGTAATTGTCACATTTGGTGATCCGTCACCCCAATCAACAACATAAGTTACCAATGATAAAAATTTTAATAATTCAGTATCTGATGTATTATAAAAATAATAGGTGTAAGGGCTACCCGTTGTTGCCGAAAATAGAAAATTGTTAATCACATCTTTCTGTAACACCGCACCATCAAAAACAGAATAATACCCCATATCAACCGCAGTTTGGGTAATCATTATTGGTATTGTTAATCCAGTTAAAAGTGAATCACCGTTTGTCCCACCTGATAAGACATATGTCATACCCGTATAAACCCCAATATAGTCCACGCCCGTTACCGATGTCTCCCCTGTCAATATAGGACAACAAGGATCGGTTGTATCATACACATCAGTACCACCGGTATATTGAACCAATCTAAGATCCCCAAAAATATTTTCTGGAGATATTTTAAAGTAATATTTTTGTTCTTCCATTATGGGTTTACATATTCATACCATTTTATTGGTGTCACATCACTTCCAACTCTTAATGTTGTGGAAGTGGATGATACCTCATATGTCTTATTATTATAATCTAAGTTTACTTTGTAATAAAAATAGTCTTCGGGTACAAAATTAAATTTATTTGGGGTTATTAATGGTTGTGGTGTGTTAGTCATTACAACATAAACCCCTAATTTTGCGTCAAAAAATTTACCTGACATATAAAATTCACTAATATCATAAAAATTTCTTTCTCTTAACCAATAAATAAAGAAACCTTCTTTATCTCCAATATAGTCTAACTTAAATTTGGGTTTTCTAATATCGACATTAGGTAACAATGCGTTTAAACTAACACTCATAAAATCCCCTTGTTGTACGGGTAATATTATTGTAAAAAAAATCTTTTGTGTTCTTTCATCGTTCGTATCATAGAAGTCCAATTTAAAGAATGACTTAGTAAAAGGTTTTGTATAATAATAAACTTCCTCATTGGTAAACCCTTCGTTCAAATAAGATATCCCCCAATTTGATTGGGTTACCGTATTTGCACTAATTGGTAATGTATTATCATAAAAATAAAATTCATAATTAATGTCTGTGGTCTCATCATTAAATGAGTTGTGAGAAAATTGACTAATCTCAAAGTCATTTGGTGGTCCAACAACTTCTCTAACCATCTCTTCTTGGTATTCTAAAATACTATCCTCCCGACCCGCAAAATCCCATTTCATTTCAATAGGAATATTCACATATTGATCTGTTGTTGGTCTTATTATTTTAATTTTATTCACATTCATCTATTATCGGTTCCGCAATATCGTTTATGTTTTGTACTCCAATACCTTCAGGTGTTAATCTAAAAATAGTATTTACGTATGGGTAATGTTTACCATTCATAAATGGATAGTTAACACCAATACCGTTACTATCTATATAACCATAAGTATATAGGTCTCTCCATCTAAAACTATTAGATAAATTAGAATAGAATGCATAGTCAGGAATATCTAATATTAAATTAGAATCCGCCTCTTCAATATAATCAGAATATTCTCGAATTACTATTGAATTGTGTGGATTATAATAATATCCAAACTCATTTGTTGGGTCGGCATCGGTTACAATATTAAACTTAAGGTCATTATATATTATTTTATGAACATATCTTGATATTACTCTTTCTTTTTGTTCATAATCGTTCCATTCGCAATAATCCCCATCAATGGTATCGCCCGATACTAAATCGTTATTATAATAAAATGGACCAACAGGTGGAAGTGTATTTGAATTATATAGACCTTGTGTTATGTTTGTATTGGATAAGAAATTTCCTTGTCCCCACCAAGAATTTGGTAAACCATTATCTAATGGTTGATTAAATCCCCACCCTTGTTTCATTCCGTTTGTCCACCCAAAATAACCTTTCCATAATGTAGTAAAATACAATTCAGATATAGGTCTATTTTGATTATCACGTAATGGTTTAATATCAATGTCACAATTAAAGGATAAAGTATATGATTGATTACCTTCTTTTATTGAAGTTCTATTAATGTTATTTGGACTTAAAACGTCTTTTTCAAATTTTGACTTTGATGCGAATATATTTTGTTCAAATCCTGCTTTTATTAATAACGCACAATCAGAATTTGTTAATATTTTATGTACTCTAACATAATATTCAGATCTTGTTTCTCCTGTATTACTTTTATTAATTATTCGTCTGAACGTACTTGATGTTCCGTTTTGGAATGTAGTTCCCGTAAATCCAACATTATAGACGTTAAAAATGTACTCCTCACTTCCAAATCCTGAATCCCCAAGACTATTAACTTGAAAAATAGTTTCCCCATTGTAATCAAACGGAAATTCCACATATTCCCCTGTTAATATCCCATGTTTCATCGGACATTTAAATGTGATAAAATTTCCATTATCATCACTACCAGATGTTATTGTAAACGGTATACCATCTGATGCCATCCAAAACCAAGATGCGGATGTATCCTTATCAATTGCGAATAAAGGTTTAGTGTAATCATTACTATAACCGTAACTCATATAATGAGTCCAATTATAGGTGGAGGCACTTTTATTTATAAATGTCACATGATTATTTGGTGGTTGGGTGTAACCTGGTATATTATTATCAACTCGAATAAAATCAAATTCACAGTATTGGGGATATCCGTCCCAAGGCGTATTAGGATTTGTCACGTAAGACACCGCATTATTAATTGCGTTTGTGTAATACAAATTATTTCTATACGGAACATAAGTTGTTGATCCCGTATATTCATTTTTAAATATAAATGTGTATTTAGTTACAGGTCTAAAAACACTTGACCCTTGTCTTTCATCATCAAAAACCTTTTGTAAACTTAAGTCAACATTTCTATCAAATTCAACTATTTCTTTTTCTGTCTGTTCTAATGGAACATCAATAAAAAGATTAGTATCGCTTGATCCTTTATATCTTAAACTTCCTAATACAATATTTGTTGGGTTATCTATCATCTTATCCCTCGTTATTTACATATAATTTAACAAATTTATCAATCGCAGTTTTACCATTATTTAACCCAAAATAAAAATGGAATGGTGCCCCAACTATGACTTGCGTCGATACTTGTGGTGTCGGTAATGGTTGTCCACTAACATCAAAATTGGTAAGTATACCTAATTTAGTTGTTGAGGATTGGAAATACGGATCAATATTAAAATCCAAATTTTGATATCCCTTATGGAAGAAAGGCGAATACGTATACCAGTTATTATTTTCAGACCCAAATATATTTGGTGATGATTCAATTTTCCATTGATAATGGGGAACATCTTGCGTTTTTGGGAAACCATAATAGTCTTGAATTAACGGGGTATGACTATAGGTTTCATATCCAGGTGTTAATTTTCTTCTATAATCATACTCCTTAGTTGGGGTTTCAAATAGGATCCCAAACACAGGTCTTGGTGGGAATTGGTTGTCATCACCAAAATAAATCGAATTTGGATTAGGGTAATTTTCAAAGATGAATGGATTTACTTTCCATTCGGAATTTATCGATAATGCTTGAGCAAAATCACCATCAATTCTATCTCCTTTTCTGGTACTATTAAAGAATTGTATAATACCTTTACCTTCTGTGGTACCACCACCTGTCGTAACAGGAAACATTGTCTGTCTAAATGTGTCATTTAACAATCTAGATAAGAACCCAATTTGGATTAGGTCGGACGTATCTTGATATGATGTAGATTTGACTTGATCGGCCATGTAACCATTAAAATTCGAATTATTACATATCTCGGTAATAAATTGATCTCTAGGCCCTAAATCAGCAATTGTTGTTGGGAATTGGATTTGTTTTTCATTATAACCTAATCCAGGGTATCCATTAACTATTGTTGATGGCCATAATGGATTAACCAAAGGTTTGTTTTTCCCAATGAATTGTTGAGTACTATCTTTCCATGGCGAAGATCTATAATAGAAACCATTACTTAACTCATTAAAAACAATAACATCATCACAATAATTATATGTTGGGTTATTAGGATCTAATACCGTATATGTTGCGGTTTTATTAAATGAATACATATATAACACCCCATTAATCCAATTGTTTTGGAACACTTGAGCAAATACCCCACGACAAGCGGCAAACATAATTGTAAACCTTGTTTTCCATTCTAAGAATAATTTTACATCTTCGTCGTACTCTGAAATGTACTTTTTATTTAATAAACAATAACATCCTTTTTTAACTCTATCCTCAGGTACAATACATTGGTCAGGAGGTATTACCGTTACGTTATTACCTGAACCTTGATAACATTGTAATGAAACCATATCATCACAAGTTAATGTTGCCGCAATTGATGCTATTCCATCAGGTAAATCAAATTGATTACCTGACGCTAAATCAGACGCCACTCCAGTACCTGATGATGAAGAAATACCATCGGCAGTGTAGAATGTAAAATTATTATTTTGGTGTGCCGCATAACCTGTTATTGATCCTGCACCATTTTCAGTTTTTGTGGATGTAGGTAATCGGTCACTTCTCATAACCATTTTAGTTTTATCGTTAAAATTAACACCAAGTAACCCATAACGATAATATGCCGGTGAATATAATGCATTTAATTGGTCTGATGGTACAACACCAATTTCTCCTTTACCCTGATCACCATTATTAGGTGTATTCGCATTAGCACTACTAACACAAGGAGGATACGAAGTATTACTTTGTGATCCTAAGAATGTACCACCACCAATGTAGTCTGGAATAGATCTTGGCAATGTATAGTCACAAACAGATAATATTGTTCTTGGGGTACTTGTTAAAAAATCTAATCCTTGCCATGCGGAAGGTACTGGTGTGTAATTCGCAACACTAAGATCGTCAGTAGATAAATAATAATAAGGGTAATTTGATGTAAATGCAGTGTAATTAGGGTTAGCCCCAACCGCAGGTCCTATATTAAAATTATATGAAGGGAAATATAAATTAGCCGCTGAGTTTGTTGCGGTATTATTACTAGCAGGTCTCACACCTGTTGGTTTTATCGGCACATTTAAGTAATAATCACCTTCAGGGGTTATAACAGTACCAAATGGTTCTCCAAATATTCTCGATAAATCATATTTAATTTTTTGTGGTGCAGTATGTACGTCAACACCCCTATTTAGTATGATAATTTCAAAATTTTCATAATTTGTCATTTGACTAAGAGCCTCACCAGCATCATATGTGCCATAACCAGAACCACAAGGATATAAAAATTCAATTCTATGTTTTAAAAATGAGTCTGTTGGTAATGTACCTGATGCGGTACCAGTTAAAGCAAAGAAATTGGATACCGTCATACCTGTTATCATCTGAAAATATTCCACGTCGGTAGGATATTGTAAATATCCAATCTCATCTCCAATAATTGATGATGGCATATTTGATATCACAGGTTGATTAATAATGAAAGGTAAACTTAAAGATGTTGTGGTGGTAATACTTGAAGGGTCAGCCCAACTAACCGTTATTGAGGTTGTTCCCGTTGTTGTTGTTCCTGTAATTGCATTATTACCAAATTCGTTTAATGTACCTCCTGTTAGGTTAACATAACCATTAGATTTTAATGGATCATTAAAACTAATTGGTTTACCAACTTGCATTTGATCTTTTGTTCCAGGATTTGCCAAAAGAAACACAATTTGATCTTCAAAAAAAGTATTTCCATTTAAAGATGGGTTAATATACCCTCTAACTCTATTTGTGGCGTTTGGTCCAAAATATTTATTTCTTGTGTTAAATTCATTTAATTTTTGTGGTAATGTTTCTTTAGTTGGGAAAGCAAAACCTCTTGGGTCATTACCAGAGTTATCCCAAGCGGAAAATATAAATGGTTGGGGAGCGTGGTATAATGCAAATTCGGGATTATAAACAATAGTTTCATTCACTACTCCCGTTGAACTTAATATGTCATAACCTGAGAACATTCTTTGATAGTCAATGATTCCTCTTGCGGCAACTTCAGGAGTTATATCCTGTTTCATCGCCGCAGTAATTAATGATGGTACACTACAATTAACACACGTAGTGCCATCAAGACAAGGACCATCCCAAAATGGTCCTCTATCACGTTCCATTTGATCTTCAATTGGATTATTTTGACTATTAGGGTGAATAACGTTATACGATGCGGGCGTATTAACGGGTGCTAAAAATCCGTTTGCTTGTCCAAGGTTAACATCAACACTATCTGATTGTTGCGAATCAATTGAATCTTGAACTGAGTTTGCATCAATATCATCCTCCAAAGTCGCAGGTCCACAATCGCAATCACAACTTGTACATTCAGGGTAAGATATCATAGGTAAACCTATTCTTGGGAAATTCTTTATCTTAATTAAGTATTTTATTGTAAAGACAATAAACGCAATTGATAATGCTAATCGGAATATGAATGATAACGCTTGTGCCGCAATTCTTAATATCAAACCAAAATTAATTACAGGACCACCTAAAGGTGCAAATGCGAATACCTCAATTAATGAGTTTATCCAGTCAATCATATCCCTTATTGCATCATAAGCAAAATATATCCCTAAAATGATTAATAAGTACTTTAAAACAGGCCATGCCCAAGCTATAAAGTGAGCAACAAACAATAATACTAATAAAGGGAGTGTTAAAATATTAATTAGTAAGTTGAATAAAAAAAATATAAAATCAAAATTTCTAACGATGTCATTAGATGGGAATGTATTTACCGTTGACTTACAAGTTCTATTATCAATTTCCTTAATCCCTAAATGTCTTGCCCTTGAGACACCATTTTTGTATCTATCAAGGAACATTGCGGTCGTATAAACTTTATTATAGTTCATTTCGTAGAACGTGTCTTCACAATTAATTGCCGATATTGGGTCAACATAATCGTCCCAATCTAAACTAAACGTGTATGATCTTAGTAAATCAAAATAATCTTGAGGATAAAAAGTAAAATTAACTTCTTGTTGTTGTGTATCATCTGTTGGTTCAGAAACCGCCAAAATAATATCACCAGCGTTAACAGGTATAACTGTTATATCACCATAATATGGTTGTGGACCACTACCACTATCAATATAGATTGTAAACTTCTTACTGTTAACAGAATCCCCAAATAAAAGACCACCATTAGTTGTTGCAATTGTTGACCCTGTGTATTGTGGTGGATTAATAGGAAATGTTGACGGCATTACAATAGAGAATGGTGTTGTTGAACTTGGATCAAATGGATCCATACTACTTGATGTCCAACCATACTCTTTAATATTTGGAACTAAGAAATTTGCTCGTTGGAATTCGTTTTGTAACCCACCTTCGTTACTCCATTTAAATTTAAACCTATATCTTCCTTTTGTTGGGATTCCCTTAGTGGGGTCATTAGAAATTACCTGTTCCCCAAATTCGTTTGTTATAATATAATCCAAATTCATCGGAACATTTGCCAAAAATGATCCATCCCCATCTATAACTTTACCATCTTGTTCAAACTTATATTCCTCAAGAATTGGTAAATTATTTTTATCGGGGTAAATTGTTTGTCTAATAGATAATATTTGTCCAGGACCTGCAATTAACTCACATAAATTACCCGTATTGTTTTTTGGTTTACAATTTGTTTTAAGGGCATCATCATTGGTTGTGGAAATAAGAGACCCCATGAAAATAGCATTAGGTCTAATTGTTACGTTTGCTTCATTAGTTAAATCAAAGTCAACTCTCGTAATACCTATTTGACAAATGTCTTCTTGTCCCCAAAGAGGAGAAATGTCAACATTTTTATTTAATGTTTTAATTTGTGGTAATTCACTTAAATTAGATGACTTCTTAAATGTTGACCCATTAACTTGTGTTTCAGTCGCTTGCCCTGCATTAATTAAATCTTGTGGTGTTAATGAAAAACACCCAATATCAGATAAATCAACATCCATGAAAACAGTTTGAGTCCCAACAGGAACTCCAAATATCATATAATCACCACTATCATTTGTTTTAACGGTATACTTGTAGTATTTGTCATAAACCTCAATATAAGTTTGGTCTAATAAAACTTCTTCCCTGTTTGGGAATGTCCCTGTTGCCGCATGAACACTATATGAGGGATCGTGAGGTAATAGGTTATATCTATATCCAGCCTCATTATTATCAGATAAAGTTTTATACGGATATAATTCAGATATGGTCGGGTTTAATTCGTCTTCAGGTGTTAATGGTATGAATATAGACACTTTAGCATTTGGTAACCCAAAACCACCGTTTACCACAACCCTACCAACTACAACCCCATAGTCAGAACATACCTTCATATAGAGATCCGATTGGTTAATTTTCAAAGATAGGATTTCTAAAAAATCAAAATCTTGGTCTAACTTTACGTTGATGTATTTGTCGACACCGACTTGTGTCCTTATTCTATGTGATTTTACCATTAAAGTCTTTTTTGATAAATAGTTTATTTCCTATTTTCAAAAAATAGTTCTAATTAAAAAAAAATAAATTATCAGGAGAAATTAACTGTACTTAAATTGATAACTCTAACATTTATGTCTTTGTTAGGGTATCTAATTTGATAAATTTGTGTAGGTTCAGCAAAAATTGTGTCCGCAATTAACTGTATTTGTTTTGTTGCCGGATTAGAATATTTCTGAGATGTTTGATTTGAGGAATATTGACCTCCAACTTTATTGAAGAATTCCATATCTGAAATACTTATTACCCCATTTTCCGCTTGGATTAATCTTCTTAATTCCGACACAACAACATTTTGACCCAATTGTCTTTTTGTTGGACTAAAGTATGTTGTGATAATATCAATAATTTTAGACACAATCGCTCCTTGATTTTGACTAGCGTCCAACACAACATCAACATTAACCGACAAGTCAATTGGGTTTGCACTTTCAATCGAGATGTAGTCGTTAATCATTCTATAGTTTGAAAGGTAGTTTGCCACATTACTTTTTAATGTATTAGAAACCGTGTCAGTTAAATTACCACTTGTATCATAAGATAACATTTTTATCTTTATCATATTATTCTCTTCAGTAATTGCAACTTTTGCTGGTGCTCCAAACTGAGAAGGCATTGTTCTAATAATTGATTCGTAATCATTTATTGTAACCGCTCTATTTTGTGCTGAGAAGTTATATGATACCATATTTCTTACTTCTTCAAGTGTTGGTGCGTTTGCCCCTCCAATCGCCGCAGTAACGTTATTACATTTCAATGTATTAATTACAGATCTGTTAACACTTTCTGAAGGACCATTAACAAAGAATGATACCGTACCAATTTGATTGATTACATTAATACCTAAATTAGTTGCTTGTCCTCCACCAACTCTGTACTGTATGAACAATGTTGAGTTTGATTTAAGAGCCGCACCTAATGCTAAATTGTTAGAATATTTATTTAAATCAAATCCTTTACCTGATCTTGCAAAATCTCTAAGTTGTTCTTCCGCAGAAACGTTACCACCACCAAATGTCATTTTTAAATAACCTTCAGGTGTATATTCAGATGTAAATTTAGTATTAGTTAAAATATATTTACCAACCTTAATTCCAGGTTGATCAGATGCTTTAGTTGGGTCTTCAATGAATACTCTGTCTTCGGCAAGTGCCTTAACCTCATACCATCTATTGTCTAACCCTAAAAAATCTTGTGGATTTGGGATTGTATTATATTGAGTCCCGTCTTTTAAAAGAACACTTGTTATTCCTAAAACATTTTTTTCAGGTAAGAATAATTCAAAGAATGGTTTTACATCATTTGGTGTAATAACCCGTTTGAATACTTTTGTAAACCCGTTTACGACAACTTCTCTTTTTGTAATAGTATAATTTAATATTCTACCATTAGCATCAAAGTTAGGTGTTTTTAATCTATTTAAGGTTCCTTCAGAATTTATTGCCGAAGCAAAATCAATATCATAGACAGTTTCAAATGGTTGTCCTGCACCACTTACTTGGGATCCTCTTCTTAGAATACCACAATATCTTAAATCTTCTCTATCACCAAATGCGGGAACCGTTATTGCGAAATCTACTAATGCCACCGAAGGTCTTTGACCCGGAATTTTTAACCCGTAAGTCTTAGCGATATTATATACTGAAGATTTTTGTTGAGCAAATTGTAATACCGTTTCTTGGATACTTCTATCAATATTAAATTGTAGGTTATCTGTAACGGCAGCGTTTAAATCTAACATTACTGAGAAAACCCCAGCATCGTTAAAATTTTGTACCAAATCAGGATAATAAGTTCTTGTAAAGTTAATTAACTCAGTTCTTATTCCTTGAAAGTCTCTGGTTGTGTAGGATATTTTTTTCTCAGCCATATACTATTAAATATTGATAATAACAAAATCACTACTTTCAAAGGCTTGATTTGTGACCTTATAGTCTATTTTAATTTTTGCGGTA